GCGAAATCTGCCGCAGTATTATCACCTACTTTAACTTTCTCACAATATGGGTTCAATCGTAACTCTCATCATGCTCTTTCGCATTAAATTCTTGGGCAAACGCAGCATCCATACCCGCACCTATGATATCTTGAACTATCGCTTTATCCCCTTCTAGGATCTTCTTTGGAATGAATGTGTTCTCTTCATTGTGCCTAAATGCTGGTGGTAGCGGATTAGTGAGAAGATCTACACTACGCACAAGATACATAAGCATAGCAAAGCCATCGTAGTGTCCGAAGGTTTTAGAACGAGAGAATTCTTTGCCTCGTGCGCCACCCTTTGTCTTCGTCCATACGCCATTTCGCAAGCAGCCAATTGTTTGGACACACTTCGGACTGACCAATATGCGACCCTCTTTGGCAAGTTCGCGCACATCAGACACCATAACGTCTAAATAGGTCTTACTCTCTACGGGGGAAAAATATAGATGGTGGCGAAGATTAAAGTCCTGAAGAAGCGATGGTGTATTGTTATCTGCAATACGCTTCTTAATCTCAGCATTTTCAAACACTTCTCGTTCTTTCAGGATGATTCGCTCAGCCAAAAGGTCGGTGGTCTGCTCTGGGCTTTTCATGCACACTTCATCGCGGAGTATAATTATACTTTTGCCGCCAACCCATTCCACACTAGCGAATCCGCAAACAGAATTATCGGTCCATCCTTGATCCAACGCATCATACTTAAACCAAAACTTGAAATTGTCGGTCTTCGACACTTCTCTTTCATACTCTGGTTTCCATTCTGGACATAACTGGAAGTCAGTATCGATGACAAACTCGCAAAAGAACTCACGCCTTACCTTGTGTGATGTAAGCCCGCCGAGATCTTTTATGAACTTCTCTTGTCGCTCTATCGAGTAATGTGAATCTCGTATAGTGAGCTTCATATAAGCCCCATCTATTTCTGCTTGGTCGCAATAGGCTTTAAATGCATGATCGGGCGTGACGGGGGGTGTGGACAGTAGGAGCATGTTCCCATTGCGTGGTATAAGCGTGGAAACTAAGGCTCCATCAACGATCTCATCCAGATTGGCACTAAACCCCGCTTCATCAAGAATAATGAGGTCAAACGCAAAGGAACGCAGATTGTTATATGATGTGCCAACGCCCTTACCCACACCGCGAAATAATATCTTCGACCCATTGGGAAAGACCAACTGAGTCTTTCTAAGTTTAGGCTTTAAATGTTCGGGACATGTAGCGAAGACGACATCAAATAGCTGACGAATATACTCTTGTACGTCGTCTACGGTAGGCGCTATGAAGGCTACTAGAGCATTTTTATTGACTATGCATGCCTCAACACCCAAGAACAAACCAAGCACACTCTTGCCGATCTTCCGGCTACAGTTCACGACGAACTTGGAATTCTTCCCCGTACTTATCTTAAATGCATCATATATCTTACGCTGCGATGGATTAAGATGGACATACAGCCGTCCTACTTGCCAAGAAGCTTCGATGGCGCGTTCTGCATCAGTAGGCATCTATATGCCAACAACGCTCTAGAAACCGCTTAGTTTCTTCCATCTTGCTTAAAACGGTCTTAGCTTTCCACAAACAGCGTTCACCACCGCGCTCTAGTTCAATGCGTAGCAAACGCTTTGGGGTGACGTACTCGTTTAAAAAGTAAAGATGGCACTTGGATGCCTTTTTACGCACTTCGGCCCAGTTAGGGGCCTTAGCGTTCGAATTCGGCATTATGAGGCTTTAGGCGCTGTATACGTTTGCGGATATGGTGTCGTAGGAGCATCGGCAGAATCATTTCCAGTTGGCTCGTTAAGTGTAGCATCTACAGCATTCTTCGCTGCTTCAACATCCACTTTGCTCAATTCAACCTTAGCCGCTGCTTCGATGTCTTTTGTCAGCTTCTCGCCGCGAAGCTTGAAGTCATTATATTGGAATGCTAAGAAGTTAAGCACCTCTGCCACTTTACCGCCTAAGTGACCTGGATGACTCGCTTGTGCAATATAATCGTGCGCACGAGCAAAGAGGTCACGTACTTGCTCAACGTTCTTCAGATTGTCTTCTTTGCTTATTGGCTTGCTTTCTTCATTCATGTTATTCATTCTCCCGATATTGCAAGCGAAGCTTGCTTAGTTTATTTAGACGCTGAATCCTTCTGGCACGTCCCATACTGTCTCTGCTAGTCCTTGGCTAAATTGATTGCCGTCTTTCGAGCACCAGTATTCTCCGCGTAGATCGGGATCATCATTCGGTCTAAGCCAATGATCCATTATCTCATTACCACATGTTACGCACTTGCGACCGGCGAAGCGTAATATGCCTTTGGGATTGAAGTCACGTAGAAGCATAGGACCACTCTCAAGCAATAGCTGCGGATCTGTATTCGCCGATGACAATGTGTGCTCGTTCATGGCTTCTCCCCTTTCAATATGGGATTACGCAGAATGTGCTCTACAAATCGATTCAGCACTGTTATCTTAAGCGGTAAGAAGCGCCTAGCTGCTACATAGGCTTGTACATCTGCATTGTCTACCGGCTCCATGGCGCCCACGCGCAGCGTGTTCTTAGGCAAGGGATCTAAGAAGCTACGTTGCCAGCATACTCTAGGATGCATGGGAAGGGGCCTGACATCAGCGTCTAGAGGCCAATTGTCGCAGGAGGCACCTATCATCCTAGCGGATGCCCCATTGCCTTCATACAATTCGCCTATGTAATTGCCTTGAGCATCAGCATACCGGCGTACCACTGTGACGTTGAATGCATCGAATGGATGCATAGCCGTATACCAACAAGCATGCATGAATGAAAGAAAACGTTTCATCTAGTGATTATTCCCCTTGTCAAACAATATATGGCTACCGACATACAATACCGCACTGGCTAATCCGATAAGCGCAATGCCTGCTAATGTGCCCATTATTTCCCCTGGAAGCTGTTAGGCGACCCCTCTAGCTCATTAAGAGCCGCCAACGCCGCTTTGCTTGCATGGCCTTTAAACTTCTTCACACGTTGGTGGCCTTTTGTCACAATCAGATATGGCAATAGACGCAGCCATAGGCTTAACAATTCTTTATCGTTAGCTTTAATAGCGGCACCGAATGACACTATCCAGTCGATACCGGCTTGCCGTAAACGTACGGCGATACCGCTAGGTTGCTTGCTATGGAGATTAGCGGTATTTACTCGTACACCAGGCTTGCGTTCGCTTGGCGATATGTCAGTAAGTATTTGCTTATTTAGGTCTATATTCAACGCTACACGCCTCCGATTACCAAATAAACGCATTACAATAATCTAATAAATCAACGTAGTGCGTCTGTGATTAACGGTAAGCACACTATTACAAACGTTAACATGCTATAAGAATATAGTATATATAACGTAGTGTTTTAGCGTCTAGCATTCAAGCTCGCTATCGCTTCGCTTGAACGTCAACAGCTTACCGCAAACTACTACAACATCAACAGCCGATTACGTTAGACGACTAGCATATTTACGTAAAGAACGAGCTCCCCCGATAGGGGGCTAATCTATTGTTCCAAGCCGTAGCTTGTGCACCTGTCCGCTGGGAGTGTGGCGGCGGGTTGCCGAATTGAAGCAAACGTGCTTCTCGTCTTCGCTATTGCAAATAAAAAGAGAGACTGTCCGCTTACGCAGCTAGTCCCTATACCTTATACCCGCTAATACGCCAAACGTATGACAAGCCGGTTAGCCAGTTTTGCCTTATTGTCAAACTATCGGATGCTGAATATGTATATTTAGCAATGGGATTTGATTTATGGGTCTTGACATGTTCTATACGTTATGATAGACTATGGGTATGAAAGAGACAAACCCAACGGAGGTTAAGGCGATGAAAAAGAAAACGGCTGAGAAAGAACTCCAATACCAATTCTGTTCAATTTGTTTTGGACAGTTCCATTATCAAAGCCAGATTGTGCCTCACTATAAAGCACATGAAGCGGAGAAGAAGTTTCGCGCTCAAATGCCTCAGAATGGTGACTAAAATGGCCTGCTCCTTCTGCAAACAGCCTGAAATAGACCGCCTCGAATTTGAGGCTGGAAACAATGCCGAAGTTCCAGTCTCGATGCCAGTCTGTCAACAGCATTGGGACGAATGCGAAAAAGATGAATGGGCGTTTCGGGATAAGTATGCCGGCAGAATCGAAGAAGAGGCCGCGATGCATTGGGTCGATCTAGCAGACCATTTAAGAGACGAGGCGAAGTACAAATGACAATGCCCCACCAGGAGGCTGAGATGAAAACGAAACTGAACGCTAAAGGGAAAGGGGCAATATGAACGAAGATAATATGCCTAATATATTAGGCAAGTCCGAATGCTTGGGATGCCGGTGGATAGGGGTATTTGAGGGGCTCTTCTGTCCCACATGCGCGGCCAAGAGGGGGAAATAATGGGCACATATAGTTTTAATGGAATTAAATGCACGAAAGCGCAATGGGAAGAACTCAAGGTGAATCGCTGTACGACTAAAGAACCACCATTGCAAAGAAAATATGATATAAATAAGCTAGTAAATTATAAAGAAATCTTTACAGCCCATTTACCTATGGGTTACCAATATACAGCATCTAAGCTCGGCGAGATTTGCCCAGCTTGTGATATAGAGGTCGAGAAGCAAGACTTAGGTTGCGTTAAGTGTTTGACAGATGAATAAATGAGCCTTTACCTGTTCCTCGGGGACTAGAGTGACTCCAACCAAGACAGGTTGGATGTCAGAGCTACGCGTAGCCGCCGATCTAACAATGAAAGGCTATGACGTTTATTTAGGTTTTTCTGGCCAATACGATATGATAGCTACTAAGAGCGGATTATTTCACCGTGTAGAGGTTAAAACTTCGCGCACCATGAGGATGGATTGGGCACGTATTAAGCATGAAGTGGATATTTTGGCGATTGTTTCTATAGAAGGCCGAATAGAATATAGAAAATTTAGGCCTTGACAAAAAAGATTCCCGGGGTTACACTAGAGAGACACAAAATTGACCAAAAGGAGATAACACAATGAACCTTAATC